CAATTAGAAGAAATTTAAGATCAGAAGGATCTTAAAAGAAAAACAAAATCGCCTTGACCAAAGCACCACTTTACGAAAAATGTGATATGCTTAACCGACTGCTTACGCTCCGGTCCTCGGGTTTACGAGATTGCTAGAATATACGTCAGAAGACGCCTGCACCTGAATTGCTTTGCGACAGGTGGAGAAAGAAATAGAATAGATGGCTTACTACGCGGTGCGTAGAAGGTCTATATGGGGTCTACGGTGGATTGCCACAACGCGTGTTGCGGCGACCCAATAAGACCACCAAAGGAAAAATCGTCGCCCACAGCTCGGTAAACGTCCAAGCTGGAGCCGGCAAGCACTGCTGCGCCACTAGATGTGGTAGAGCCAACGATTGTCACGATAGGATAGGGGAAGAAGATAGAACGAGCACTAGTTTGATCGAATGCGCCGTAGTTGGTGGGGGCCATGTGTCCTGTACAATGGAATGGTACTTCGAACTCAATGGTCCCTTCGAATCCCGGAATGATAGCAAGTTTGTAAGAACCTAGCTCTGGCTGATACGCAAACCCTACTTTGGTGCCCGACGAAGTAACGACGGGTACGTCAAATAAAATTTGCAATGGACCAGTGCCAAGATTCCCACTTGGGCCTGACGCAGCTGCGGAGACCCTGCTCATATTCGGAACCAAATTACCTGATACGGCTGGATTGGTAGTGTTAATGTAGATGTTGATAGGCAAAGAATCGTCATAATTAGTACCTTTAACAGCAACGACCAACTTGTATCTCATTGATCCTCTAAAGAATGAGTAAAGTGGGTAAAACTGTGAATAGGAATCAGCGTACTGAGTGATCACAGTCGAGTTAGCTCCACTAGTGGTTGTGTAGTTGCTAACGTATTTGGGGGTTTGATTCCCTAACACATTGGCAATTGTTCCGTTCTGGGGTGTTACGGGAGCCCAAGGAAATAGCACAAGGCCGTTTCCGGTGGAGCCCTGTGTGGCGCCCACGGCTGCAAGAGAATTTAACTGCACTCTACCTAAGTAGGAGTACCGTTTGAGTATTTGGCGAAGAGATGTTACATTCTCGCCCATACAAGTCGAATAAGAAAGCATCGACAAATCTCTTTTATCAGCCATGGTCTCCGCAGCAGACCTCGTAGGCACAATCCTGGCCTTGCCCATCTGTGCAACATTCGGAATACCGAATGGAAGATAGGTGGATTTTACAGGACTGGCAAATTGAGCTTCCTTCATAGAAACAAATACTAACACTTCTACGCTACTATTAACTGTAGTAGCAGCCACTAGGGGATTAATCACAGACAACTGTACGATGCCAGTAGCGCTATTTCTGATGTCACCACCAGGATAAGCGGTCTTGACATCGTAAAAGCAGTGCATCCATGGTCTCACAGAGACGAAAGGGACCTCAAAAGTAAATGTTGTTCCACTACTGAGGTCTATCTCGTCTGTGTAAGCGTAACCCGGCTGATTAACAAACTGCACGTCGTTAGCTATTACACCAGTTGGGTAAGAAAAAGGGCGGAAAGAGACTCGAAGACGACCAGAATGGAACTGGGTCTTGACTACGTGAAAGGTGTAGACCATAGTCCCACGCCAAGTTGCAAATTGTGAAGCGATCTTAGCGCACATAGGTAGAGAAACTGTTTGTGAATAGTTCCCCACAGTAAGTGCGGCAAGAGATTGGGTCCACAGCGGAGCATTCGGTTGAATAAACAATGAAGTGTCCGCCACGGTCCCAGTACTCCACGTGAACTTGGCGTAGAAATTCGGTCTTGAACAAATGTAATCGAGCCTCATCTCATCCTCATCCGTACCAGCCCACCCGGGAATGGTCGCAAGTGCGTTCGCTGCGCTCAAGCCAAGCTTGTGCGAGGTATCTACACCATCAGCATTTAGAAAATACTGTGTTGGCGACTGCCTAACCCGAGTAATAGGGGCCTCCACTGAAGGTTTGGAAAACCCTAACATCTTTAGGACTGTTTCACCAGCGTCGGAAATGAACCGAGCCGGCTCTGACAGCCATCCCAGTCCTACCCATGGCAACACGTCAGCCACTGCCGTACCAATGGAGCGGACAGTACCTGAGATTGTTCCCCTGGTTTCCATCTTTTGTATTTCTTTTCCCACCTGAGCAAAGTTAGTAGTTAGTGGGGCATCTGTCGGGTATCGAAGTTCGACATCTTCAAATGCGGCCCAAATTGTGTAATCTACAGAATTAGCAGCTTGTGAGGCCAAGGGTGACAACACGGAAATAACGACATTTCCGAAAGATCCCTGACCTTGAGGTAAGTTGAAAAACAAATAAGGTGAAATGTAAGGGGTTGTAAATGACATGCTGGTAGTGTTGGCTAAGTTCATGGCGACATGGGGACATCCCGAGGCCGCGATCAAGTCGGTATTGGTGTTGGTATACCATTTGGCATGCGATTGCATATATTCCGAATAAGGGACATAATGCAATAACAGTGCTCCGGCTTGAAAGGGCTGGGAATTGACCTCAATTCGCACTTTAACTTTAGCCTTCATAGCAGCAAAACCATCTAATTTGTTAACATTTTGATTATAGTTAGTAGTACCTGTTTTGAAAAGAGCTGAAGGAAATGTTAGATTAGCAAGTGTTACACCAGCGGCTTGGGTCGAAGACCAAGACCCCTGCTTAACAATAACCATGCGACTCAAAAAGTTCTGAATCGTATGATCATCCGTCTCCGTGATGGAATCGTACATAATGGATGGTAGATCTGCTTCTTTCGTCACATATCTATCCATTGCGGTCGAGCCATCATCTCTCAAAGTAATCGTGTCCGTTGTGATCGCTGTGGTCGTTAGGGTAATGTCGGGGTCTGCATTAAAATTTTGTTGTTGTTCAGTAAGCTGTTCCTTAGACGCGGGCTAGCTCAGGCCTTGCGTCGCACCAATGTTCCCTTGGATAATGTGGGGCTGCCACGGGCGATCCTAGGGTATAAGAGTAAATACTCACGCCTCTTTCGGCAATAGCAGTACGTAGACCTTTGTTTACATTGGGTTTTTGTATAGGTCTTGTAAGTTCACACTGCCGAGGTAATCCGTTGCCCATGATGATTTTCTTATGGTAATAGGTTGGGCCTTCGTCCCTAATACCAGAGATCCCTGCTTCTATCGCGCATGTTAGGATCTGGGGCGCGTATTCGTTGTAGATGGTACATCCGTGCATCGACAATTCCTTTAGTACATCGTTGATGACCAAAGCTTCTTCCGGGCCTGAATCAACTCCTTTAGACTTAGTCCAATTGAGCATCTCCAAGCGACTTTCCAGGTCTGCTGGACACATATAAATGGGCGAAACGCCACTCACAGTGTCAACTCGCCTGAAAAACCTTTTCAAGAAAGAAACTTCAGTTATCGATTTGTACGGGCGGGAATCATCACTCTTGTCGGCGGGGGTGTAATCCATTCCAAATTGTCTCATGACTTCAGTTA